GAGCCGTAGGCCGTGACCGTGGCCGAGTCGTAGGCCCTGACCGTGGCCGAGTCGTAGGCCCTGACCGTGGCCGAGTCGGAGGCCCTGACCGTGGCCGAGCCGTAGGCCCTGACCGTGGCCGAGCCGGAGGCCGTGACCGTGGCCGAGCCGGAGGCCGTGACCGTGGCCGAGTCGTAGGCCGTGACCGTGGCCGAGTCGTAGGCCGTGACCGTGGCCGAGTCGGAGGCCGTGACCGTGGCCGAGTCGTAGGCCGTGACCGTGGCCGAGCCGGAGGCCGTGACCGTGGCCGAGTCGAAGGCCGTGACCGTGGCCGAGCCGAAGGCCGTGACCGTGGCCGAGTCGAAGGCCGTGACCGTGGCCGAGCCGGAGGCCGTGACCGTGGCCGAGTCGTAGGCCCAGACCGTGGCCGAGCCGGAGGCCGTGACCGTGGCCGAGCCGAAGGCCCAGACCGTGGCCGAGCCGTAGGCCGTGACCGTGGCCGAGTCGTAGGCCCTGACCGTGGCCGAGTCGGACTTCGGCAGCCGGCTGACTTCCAGCCACGAGCCGCCGACCATGGCGATGATGTCGTACGCCTTGGCAGTGTCGAGCGCGGCGTCGAGCTCGCTCTGCGTGCGGACTTCGATCGTGGTCATGCCGGCACCGCCTCGCAGGTGTGCCGGTGCGTCTCCAGCGGGCGGGGCGTCCCCTCGTCGCACGGCTCGCACCGCATGGCGGTCTGCTCAGCGAACCCGATGCGGTCCACCGCGGACTCGCGCAGCTTCGTCGCGGCGGCGATCAGCCGGTCAAGGGAGGCGACGCGCTCCGCGTCCGTTGAGCCGCACATGAGGGCGACCCGGCCGACGTTGACGTTGCAGACGCGCTGCTTCCTTCCGCCCGCGTCCTCGTACTCCCAGTCGTCGACCGTGATATCGGCGTCATCGAGCCCCGCACTGATGACGATGTACTGCGTCGGTGCTGCCATTTGTCGTCCCCTTTCCTGTGGCCCTGAACACCCGGCGGGCCGTGCTGCCGAGACGCCCAATCCGTCTCGTGACCCGCCGGGGCCAGGGGTTGCTAGGAGGCCAGTGAGGCCGCCTGCTCAGCGCCCGGAGCCGACCGCAGGTCGGGGGGACTTCCATCCGGCCGTGACCGGACGCTGAGCGGGAGGTCCCGCGAGGCGAAGGCTTGGGTGAGCAGTTCGGCGGTATGCGCATCGCATCGGCTGAGCAGCGCGCCGTCACCGCGCTCGGCCCGGGCGCGGTTGCAGCCGGCGGTCCGGCAGAGGACGGGGAGGTACTGGACGGTCACGCGAACGCCTCGGTCTGCCGTCCACGGATCGGCTCGGGCCGCTCGACGAGGCGCCAGCGCTTGACCCGCTTGGCGGTGGCCGTCGTCACCCACGTCTCGGCGAAGCGGTAGCCCTCGGCCTTGAGGTCGAACACGCGCTGGGCGAGGGAGTAGCCGACCGCCGTCTCGGCCTCGAGCGCGGTCAGCCCCTCGGGGTGGTCTCGGAAGGCGGCCAGCGCGAGCGCGGCGGACTGCTTCATGCGTCCATCCGCCGCTCGAGCCCGATAACGGCCACGCGGTCTCCGATGGCCCGGGCGCGCTTCAGGAGGCGGCGCAGGGTGTCGATGTGGCGACGCTGGGCGCGAGTCATGCGGGACCGCCGGGGCTAACCGTCATCGCACCGTCACGGAAGCGTGCGAGCGCGGAGCGGTACTGGGCGGCGCGTTCAGAGGTGACCTGGCCGGCACGCTCCAGACCATGGACGGACTGGCGCGAGAGGCCCATTGCGAGCGCGAGTGCCGTCACCGTGACGTTCGCGCGGACCCGTTCCAGCTTGAGGTCGATCCCTGATGTCGTCGGCATGGCCGGATTGTCCGCCATGTCGTGACAGATGTCAAGCGCTCACGGCGCACGCCGTCGAGGTAATCGTCAGGGGCTAAATCTGATCGCCCTGCGCCGCCACGGCCGCCGCGGTGTTCCCGGCTCCGAACGCCGGCACGCTGACCACGATCGCCGTGTTCGTCGCTGACGCCTCGAGAGGCGGGACGAACGAGACGACCAGCGGCGCGATTCCGAGGAGGATGCCGGCCGGGACGGCGACCACGTAGTTCTGCGTCGTGGCCGGCCCGGTGACGGTGACCGTGACCACGGCGCCCACGGTCGCTCCTGAGCCCGTCACCTGGAAGCCGTAGCAGCGCGTCGTCTTGCCCACGGCCGCGGCGAGCGTGGCCGCCTGGATGGCGTTGCCGCCGGTCGCGCTGTCGTTGACCGGCGTGGGCGCACCCGCCAGCGTGACCGTGCCGATGACCGACACCGGCACCGGTTGCCCGCTGGCGTCGCCCTGCATCGTAAGCACGGTCGTGGCGGGCGTTCCGGCGGTGCCGACCTTGAGCGCCACGGCGGCACCGGCACCATCGACGACCCCGGCCACGGCGATGCCGTCGGAGCCCGTGCCGAACGTCGTCCCGTCGACGTGGGTTGCCGCAGCCTGCCACTCACCGGGTGGGGTGATGCCGGCGAGCGCTACGGAGCCGAGGCCCATCTTGAGCCCGGGCGTGCCCGCGGGGCTGTAGATCGTGTCGAGCGACTGGGCGGCGGCGTTGGTGAGGCTGACGGGTGCGGCCATGGGGACCTACCTTCCTAGAGGGTGAAGCGGTGCATGATCAGGACGTGCTCATCCCCGGCGCCGACCATCCGCCCTGACCCCGCCTCGATGCCGAGCACCCAGCCGATCTCGGAGGCGACGGACAGCCGTTCGAAGATGAAGAGGCCCGAGAAGGTGATCCAGTCCGTGACCGTCCCGAAGACGATCCAGTAGACCCCTGGCTCGATCGTGAAGTTGATCGGGTCGCCGATCAACCACGTCCCCTCGCTCCCGCCACCGGCTGCCGCTCCGGCCTTGGCGCTGACCCCTCGATACGACGCCGTCATCGTGGTCCCCTAGATCGCCGGGCTGTCGACGTAGATGAAGTACTGGAGCCCCGCGGTGCTGCCGGCGGTGAACGTCGTCCGCGCCTTGCCGGTCTGGTCCGTCGACGACACGGGCGGATCCACCGATCCCTGCCCCGGGACGGGCGTGTAGCTCGCGTCCACGGCCTGCACGACCCAGTTGACGACGCGGTCGGGGATGGCCCACGCGGTGCCCGCCTGGCTGACGAGCTGCGCCGTCACGACCTGCGACGTGGAGGGTGCCGGGCTGGCGTCCTGGAGGACGACGTACAGCTGCACGGCGGGGTCGGGCGTCGGCACCTTCGGATCCGGGCGCGTCGTGAGCCGCTGCACCGGGCCGTCGCCCCAGTCGATCGCGTACTCCTGCTGGTCCGTGCCCGGGTAGAGCTTCGTCGCGACGCGCTGGATGACGAACCACAGCCCGTTGAGCCACGGCGGCAGGCGGGCGTCCGTGATCTGCACGACCTGCCCCGCGCGCCAGCCGTCGGGCGTGGGGTACGACGTGCCGTCCGCGAGCAGGTGGTCGCCACCGATGACGAGCGACCCGCGGAGCGTCGGGGTGGCGCCGCGGTAGAGCACCTGGTTGCCGATGGCGTCGCGGTCGCCCGCGGTCGTCGAGCTCGGCGCCTCGACGTACGCCTGGCGCATCGTCGGGTCCTGCACCCCGCCCACCCAGCCGGTGCCGCCGACGCCGATGACCGGGGTCGGGGGCGGCCCGGGCGGGATCGGGATCGTGGTGACGGTGATGTTCCCGTACCCGTAGAGGTTGGTGCCCTGGCTCATCAGGAACCCGGCCGCGGGACCGCTCGTGAGCAGCCAGAACGATCCGCCGCCGTGGGTGTTGTGGGGGACGAACTGCGTGGTGACGTAGTACGGCCCACCGGGCGGGGTGGTCGAGTGCGTCGGCGCGACGTGGCCCGTCGAGTCGAGGTGGTAGATGTTCGTCGTGGCGTTGACCGTCAGGGTGTACGTCCCCGAGCGCAGCCAGGTCGTCCCCGGGACCGGGAGGGCGGGCACGCCCACGGGCGGCGTCCCGGTGTCGTACGTGTAGCCCGTCGCGCCCTTGACGTACGCCTGCTGCGGCATCACCGTGCCGTCCATCGTGAACGTCAGGCCCCGGCAGCCGGTCTGGAGGCTGGGGTCCGACACGACGTCGCTGATCCACCGCGGGGCCGGCGGGAGCAGCGCGGCATCCGCCGTGGGGAACATGAGCGGCAGCCCGGGCCCGGACCCCGAGAGGATGGCCGCGAGGTCCGCCCACGCCGGGATGCTCACGTGGTGGAAGAAGAAGTCCGGGTCGAGCCAGTCCTGCACGTTGATCGCCACGTAGGACGCGAGGTCCGCGATCACCCGGGCGAGCGTGGAGTTGGTCCAGAAGATCGGCACGAACGACCCGGCCGGCAGGTACTCGCCGACGTAGGTCGAGGTCTCGGCCGCGTCGGTGCCGATGCGGAAGTAGTGGTCGAAGAGCTGCTGGATCGTCACCCGGTCCGTCGAGGACGTCGAGGCGAACGGGTCGATGAACACGAAGTTGCCGAAGCCGTTGTCCTGCACGACCGTCCCGTCGACCGCCCCCACGAGCCGCTCGGCGAGCTGGCCGTTGTAGTCGCGGCAGTCGAGCTTCCAGACCGGGAGGTCCTTGCCCGGCGGCAGGGTGATCGAGGGCAGCAGCACCTCGCCCCGCCACAGGACCCAGCCCGTCGAGGCGCGGACCACCTTCACGTCGGCGTGCGCCTGCGGGTTGATCGTGTAGCCCGGGTCCTGGAGGTAGAAGGTGGTCCGGCTCGTGTTCCCGAGGATCTCCTCGAAGCTCACGTTGTCCCATTCGACGTTGCCGCCCACCTCGACGCCATCGAGGTAGAACAGGTACGGTCCGCTCACCGGCTGGAGCCCGTGGACGGCGCGAGCGTCGTGTAGACGCGCTGCGACGTGGACAGCCGCTTGTCGAGCATGTCGCCCACGGCCTGGCCGTCGATGTGCAGCGGGACACCCGAGGATGCCGCCTGCCGGAGCGCGGCGGTGAAGTCCACCAGCGCCGCGCGCAGCCCACCGTCACCGGAGATGCCCGCCATGCCCACGGACAGCTGCTCGGGCGTCGTCGTGTTGGTGAGGTAGTCCGGCGGCAGGACGGTCTCCCCGCCGTGCGCCACGATCAGCTGTGGGCCCGTCCCCGGGACGATGCCGCCGGAGGCGAAGCCGAGGAACTTGAGGACCCCGTTGGCGGCGCCCTGCGGGGTAAGAGCTCCCGCGATCCCCGCCCCCGCGCCGACGGCATCCGCGCCGAGCTTGACGCCGGGGATGGCCCCGATCGCAGAGACGGCCTTCTGAGCGTTGGCGATCAGGATGCCGATCGCGTCCGAGACGGCCTTGATCGAGCTCTTCATCTGATCCCACATCGGGCCGATGGCCTTGAACGCCGCGGAGAGCGCGCCGGACACGACGCCGGCGAGGTCGCTCATCGCCGTGACGACGATCCGGATGGTGTCGCCCATCAGCCCGAAGGCAATGGTGAGCGCGTCGCCGATGAGCTTGAACGCGCCGCTCTTGTCGCCCCAGTCGATGATCCCGGCCACCAGCGTCACGCCGACACTCACGACCGACCCGATGGCGTTGGCGACGGTCGTCAGCGTGTCGCCCAGCCCACTGAGGCTGGTCGTCGTGGTGCCGGTTGCCGACGTCGTGCCGGTCAGGTGCGTGACGAATGTCGTGAACCAGTTCGCCACGACGCCCACGGCCTTGGACACGACGCCGATCGCGTCGCCGAGGAATCCCACGGTGTTCTTGAGCGCCTCGCCCGCCGTCTTGAAGATGCCCGCCTTGGCCGCCGCGTCCACGAGCCCGGTGGCGAACGTGGCAACCGTGGTGACAGCGGAGGACACAGCAGTGCTGACCACCCCGAGGCCGGCGGAGATCGTCGTCAGGTTGGCCGACAGGGCATCCCCGAGCGTCGTGGTCCCGGTGAGGCTCGTGTCCCACGTGGTGAACCACGAGACCAGCCCGGACACGGCACCGGAGACGGCCGTGAACGCGGTGTTGAGAGCGCCCCCAAGGATGCCCGCCAACTGCTGCGCCGACGTCGAGAGGCTGGCCAGCACAACGCCGGCCGCGTCGCCGAGGGTCGTGGTGCCGGTGAACCCTTCGACCAGGCTAGTGAGCCACCCGACCACCCCGGACACGGCGGTTGAGATGGTGTCGAGGATCTTCCCCAGCGGCGGGAAGGCGGTCGTGATCTTCGACACGACGCCGTCCACCGCGCCCTTGGCATCCTTGCCGAAGAGGCCGAAATGCGCGGCCAGGCCGCCGACCGCCGCGGCCACCAGCGTCAGCGGGCTGGCGATGACCCCGAGCACGGTGCCGATGCCGGCGAGGATCGGCCCCGCGAACGCCACGCCCGCGCCGAGCGCCGCGACCCCACCGACCACCGCGAGGATCGTCGAGGCGAGGCCGGGGTTCGCCGCGGCCCACTGGGCCATCCCCGCGATGATCGGCGTGACGGTGCCGAGCATCTGGTTCGCGGCGGGGAGCAGGCCCACCCCGATCGAGGTCGAGATGGTGTCGATCGACGCGGAGAGCTTGGCGCCCTCCTCCGCTGTGGTGGCCTCGGTCGCCGTCCAGGCAGCCCCGAAGGCACCGGCGCCGGCCGCCACAGCGTCGGTCTTCTGCTTGAGCAGGCCGACGTTCCCGATGAGCGTCAGGATCGCGCCCGACTGCTTGCCACCGAACGCCCCAGCGATCAGCGCCGCCTGCTGCGTGAGCGAGAGCCCCGACTTGTCGAGGTGCGTCTTGAGGTCGGTGATCGCGGTGAGCATGCCGCCCGGGGAGCGCATGTCCGTGGCGAGCTGCGTGGACGAGAGGCCGATGGACTTGAGTTCCTTGACGGCCTTGGACGTCGGCGCGGCCATGAGCCGCATCGCTGAGTTGAGGCGGGTCGCCGCGTCGATCGCGGGGATGCCCTGGTCCGTCATCGACGCGAGGGCCGCACCGACCGACTGGATCGTGACGCCGTAGTTCTTGGCCGTGGACAGGACGCCGGTCCCCATCGCGTCGGTCAGGTCCTGCATCCGCATGTTCCCGGCGCCGACGATCGCGTTCAGGGTGCCCATCGCGCCGGCCATCGAGGTGATGCCGGCCACGCCCGACTGGTTGGCGGCGATCAGCGCGTTGGTGACGGACTCCAGGTCCGCATGGCCGACCTTGGCGCCCTCGGCCGCGACCTTGAGGTTCTCGAGCGCCTTGGCCCCGCGGAGGCCGGCCGACTCGACGTGGTAGAGGCCCTGCGCGAGGGCATCGGGACCGATCCCGACCGTCGGGGCGAGCGCGAGGATGCCCTGCGTCATGGACGCGACCTCGGCCGAGCTCGCGCCCGCCTGCGTCTGGATGAGCTCCATGCTCGACTGGAACTGCGAGGCGGACTTGACGGACTCGACACCGATGGCGGCGACGCCGCCGGCGATCGCCAGCGACGCCATGCCGACCACGTTGAAGCCGCCAGCCGCCTTCGCGCCGGACTTGGACGTCGAGTCGCCGAACCCCTTGATCTCGGCCTCGGCCTTCGCCAGGCCGGCCGTCAGGCCAGCCGACGAAACGCCAAGCCGGACCAGCAACTCCTCGAGCGTCGTCGCCATCAGGCCTTCACCCTCGCGTTCATGGCCGCGGCCCAGGCTGTCGCCATCGCCATCAGCTCCTCGTTCGTCCGGGGGCCGATCTCGACGGGCGGCTCGGGCGTAAAGAAGTCCGCCGGCTGGAACGGCTGCGGTCGGCGCTTCGGGTCACGGTTCACGTTCGCCAGCACGGACGCGAGCAGCCCGGCCATGCGCTGCGTCTCCGAGTGCATCCCCGGCAGCTGGTCCCGGGCCATCCACTCGACGAACTCCGCGCTGTCGATCTCCCGCTGCGCGCGGGCCACCGACATGCCGAGCCGCTCCGCGAGCTCGAACCATCTCAGCCGTTCCCCTCGGCTTTTAGGGCGACCTTCGCTTCCTCGATCGCTGCCGGGCCCATGCCCGAGAGGCGCGTCGCCACGTCGGCGATGCGGTCGAGCGGGATGCTGTCCATCGCGCCCAGGGCTTCGATGTCCGCGAGGGTGAACAGGAGCTTGCCGTCCTCATCAACAACGGACGCCGCGACGAGGCGGGCCCGGGTGCCGGCCGTCTGGTAGCCGGCGATCGCCAGCGTCCCGTTCGGCCGCTTCTCCCACTGGAGCCCCGCGCCCTCGAGGCGGTCCCGGTCGGTGCCGGACAGGCTCCGCACGATGACGGAGCCGCCCCACTCGGGGACCTCGACGACCTCGGTCTTGGCGTCGCGGGCTGCGAGGATGTCGTCGCGCGTGAGCACGCGCAGGGTCGGTGCGGGCATGTTGCCCTCCTTCTTGGTGGTCATGGCCTGATGTCTCGTGGCTGCTGGAGCCAGTGCAGGGCTTCCTCGCAGTGCGTGATCGCCAGGCTAGTCGCGCGGCTGTTGTGCGGCTCGTGGTTCAGCTGGCGCAGGCGCGCGATGAGGACCGGGAGCAGCGTCTCGGGGATCTCCCCGATGAGCTGCCCGCCGGTCTCGCCGCGCGGGCGGTCCTGCCAGTTGATCGTCGAGCCGTGCTCGGTGTAGACGACGAGCCGGCCGTCGCCGGTCGGTACGCCGACACCGCCGATGATGGGCATGCTGCCCTTCCTTCCCGGGGCGTCCTGCCCCGCTTCGCGCAGGGCCTAGATCGACGCGACGGGGCCGTCGACCGGACCGGTGATCTTGATCTCGACGTCCACGGTCGCCACGTTCTCGACGGGCCAGGTGCCGCCGAACTTGGTGAAGTACCCGGCCCACCGGAAGGCCATCGCCGTCGTGCCAATGACGAGCTGGAAGTACGTCAGCGTCCGCGCCTGGAGGAGCGTCAGGGCTGCGTTCTGCTCGGTGTTCGCCGGGTTGTACTGCACCGGGAACGTGACGTTGCCGCCGTCGATCAGGGTCGGCGTCCACTCCCGGAAGTGGTTGAGGCTGGACTGGTTCGTGACGTCGACCGTGGCGACGATCTGCTCCGGCCCCTTGATCTCCTTGACCTCGTCGAGGACCGTGTACGGACCCCCGGCCGAGGACGCGACGCCGAGGATGAACCCCGGACCCGCGATTGCGACGCTGCCTGTGTAGGCCATTCCCGTTCTCCTATGGTGGTGGGCTGGGGGTCAGGGGAGCGTGACGACCGCGAACTTGACGAGCGCGTTGTCCGCCTGGAACCAGAGCTGCCCGCCGTTGGACCAGCCGACGTTCTGGAACGGGCCGAACTGGGCGATGACGCCGGCCGCGAGGCTGTAGGCCGTGATGTCCCCGACCCGGTTCAGGTTGTCGGCCACGGACGTGACCGTCACCGTGTGGGCGCCGCTGTCCGTGTTCTGCGCGAGCAGGTACGTCTTGCCGTTGGTCAGCGGCGTGTAGTTGAGCAGGGAGGCGTCAGCCGCCTGCATGGCGAGGGCGAGCGAGCCCGGGGCCGGCTGGAGGGCCGGGTACGCTCCGGGCGTGGTCTGGGCTGCGACGAGGACTCGGGCCATGATCTAGGTCTCCTTCGATGCGGGGACAGGGTGGGTGGGGTCGGATCGCATGGGCGGCCCTCAGTAGGCGACGTACTCGATGACGCGCAGGCTCATGTCGAGCCACGCCCACGTGCCGTCCCCGCCGCGCTGGAACGTCGTGATGTAGGCGAGCTGGCAGAGGTTGCCGAGCCGGCGGTCCGTCCAGAACTCGCGCAGGAAGGCGTCGTAGAACGGCAGCGCGATCTGGCGCGTGGTGGCGAGGTCGCCTCGGAGCAGGACCAGGCGCATCGGCACGTCCCACTCGACGCGGATCGTCCCGTTCTGCGTCTCGGGCATGACCGACGGGGCGTCCGGGACCTCGGCGTGGAACTCGAACGTCTCCTTGATGGTCTCGCCGATGGGTTGGACCATCTGCCCCGGGCGCAGCGGGTCGGGGTAGAAGCCCTGACCGGCGCCGTAGACGGCCGCCACGCCGACGACCTGGCCGTTGGGCAGCTTGACGCCCTGCACGCGGGCGGCGACGAGGCAGCAGTAGTCCACGATCTTCGCGATGTCCGAGCCGCTCATCAGAACGTGCTCCGGCCGGCGGCCTTCATGCGCGCGATCAGCACGTTCAGGACCGGGATCTTGGTGTAGCGCAGCGCGTTCTTGAGGAAGTGCGTCGGCGCGAACGAGTAGCCGAACCTGGTCGTGCTCGACCGGGTGTCGCCCTTGAGCGCGGCGAACTTCATGGCCCGCGCCGTCCGGGCGACCTGACGGCCGCCGCCCATCTTGCGGGCGATGGCGAACGCGACCCCCTGCGCCTCGCGCGGCGAGCTCGCGAGCCCCTTCTCCGTGACCCACGCCTCGAGCATGTCGGACGGCGGCTGCTTGCCGCTCTTGCTGAACCAGCCCTCCGAGAACGAGGCCGCCTGCGGGGCATCGGCGACGACCACGATGGAGGCCATCACGGGCGTCACGCGCAGGCCCCGGGGCTTGATCGACCCCTCGAGGCCGCCGTGCCAGCCGTGCTTCGCCACGCGACGGCGGGCGTCGACAGCCACCAGCGGCGCCGCCTGCACAAGCCCGATCGCGGCACGCTTGGACATCTGCGGCCCGAGCTCGCGGGCGAGCGCCTTCAGGACGGCCTGCTGCCCGGAGACGGTCATGGTGAGGGCGGGCTGGGGTGCCATCAGCCGGCCCGCCGCAGGAGACCGGCGCCGAGACGGTAGCGGGCGATCATGCGCTGCGTGCTCTGGAGCAGGGCCTTGGACACAATGACCGAGCCGAACGGCGTGGTGCCGAGCCGGTCGTCCTCCCCCGCCTGCGCGCCGCGCCAGACGCGGATGGACTCCTGGAGCGCCGCGGTGTGGACGTCGCCCGGAAGGGTCAGCGCGTATCCCGGGACGAGTCCTCCGACCTGGACGCCGCCGATGACCGTCGGCCAGCACCCGTTGATGCGCTGGAGGCCGATGATCGGGCGCCCGTTGAGCGGGTACGGCAGCCAGTCCGTCCCGGCGGTGAGGGTCTGCGCGAGGTTGCCCTGCGCGTCGAGCAGCGCCACCGTCGAGACGGCGAGCGCGTCATCGATGAGCAGGAGCGAGATGCCGCGCCCGGTGTAGCGGCGCGTGACGGTGGCCGCGGAGCCCGTGACGAGCTCCTGCACCACGACGTGCGCGCCGGCCGGCGCGAAGGTGTCCGCGGGGTCGAGGACCGGCTGCGGCCCGGAGAGCGCGCCGGCGTAGGCGACGGTCCACGGGCCGCCGGGGGCGCCGGTGACGACGCTCTGGCCCGCGCCGAGGATCGTGTCGAGCGCGGCCTGGACATCGGCAGCCGAGGCTGTCGGGAGCAGGGCGCTCGTGGTGGAGGCGCCGAAGGTGAGGGTGAACGTGCCGGAGACCGGGAAGCCGGAGACGGCGACGAGCGAGCTGCCGTACAGCGACGGCGGCAGGAAGGACCAGCCGTGCTGCTGGCCGCGGACGTTGCGCACCTCTTCGTCGAGCATGGCGGACACGTCGGCGATGATCCCGACGATCGTCTCGTCATAGGCGCCCGACAGCACCGGCTGGTCGCCGGACATCCGCTGGCGGAACTCCGCGAAGGTGCAGAACGCGGTCATCGGCTGCTCCTGGTGTGGAGCGGGGGCCCGGCCCGGTGGAACCGGGCCCCCGTGGAGAGATGCGTGATCAGGCGCCGATGCCGGAGATGACCGCGGTGGCGGTCGGCATGTAGCCCTTCAGGACCTCCTCGACGTAGACGCCGATCGGCCACTTGCGGCCGGAGCTCGTCGCGAGGGCGTACTCGACGGAGTAGTACTCGCGCCGAGGCTTGACCGCCCAGGTGGTCCCGATGTTGGCGTTCGGGAACCAGGGCGGGAGCTTCTCCGTGATCAGGAGCATGGTCCCCTGCGGCATGTAGGGGTGCGCCATGACCTCGATCGGCATCCCGGGGAAGAACGGGTTGGTGTACTCCATGAAGATGGAGCCCGCCCGGATCTGGCCCTCGGGACCGACGTCGGTGTTGAACCGCTGCGTGCTGACCGCGGTGCCGGCCGAGAGCACGCCATCGCGGATGGACTTGGCCTCGTGACCCGACGTCAGGAGGAGCGTCGGGGCGAGCCGCTTCTTGAACATGTCCTCGCACGCGGTGTCGATCTCGACGATCGAGCCCGTGCCGGCGGTCAGCTTGCCGTTCGCCTGGTCGTAGAACAGGGCGGACGGGGCGAGGGCCGCCTGGACGGCGATGCCGTCGAACTGGAGCGCGTTGGCCGTCTGGTTGGCGGAGTTGGGCACGTTGCCCGAGCTCGGGGTCAGGGCCGACTGCACGTAGGCGTTCGTCGTGACCTGCGCCATGAAGTGGACGGTGCTGGTCGTGCCCGAGTACACGTTGTACGCGAACGCGCCCTTGACGGCCGGCCAGGAGAGGGTGACCGACTTGTTGCCGGCGCCCGACGCCGTGGTGGTGTGGGTGCCGGTGACGGCATCCGTCTCGTTCGGCGAGTCGGCGGTCGCGTGGCCGCGGGACCCGGTGCCGGCCACCCAGTCCGTGCCCATCAGGGTCACGGCGCTGACGGCGAAGTAGTACGCGGTGGAGGCGGTCAGGGCGCCGGAGCCAGCGGTGGACGTGTCGGCGAAGACGAGCGTGCCGGGGATCGAGACGCCCGTGGTGCAGCCGCCGAGAAGGCTGAGCTCCTCCGAGACCTGGAGGTTCTGGAGGCCGCCGAGGGTGGCCTTGGCCTTGGCGTCGTCAAACGTCTCGGACGCGCTCTGGGCCTCGAACGTGGCCGAGGCGAGCTTGCCGAGCGTCTTGTACGCCGCGGTGACGTCCTGCTCGGTGAACTGGACCTCGGAGCCGGTCGCGGCCTCCGCGATGCCGGCGTCGTAGCCGCCGCCGAAGATGTCGGTGATGGCGCGCCAGGTGATGCCCGTGCCGCCGCCGCCGCTCTCCTCGCGGGTCAGCCGCTGGCGGAGCCGCGTGTAGACGGAATACAGGCTCTTGGCCGGCTTCTCGAGCGGGATCGAGACGAGGCCGGTGGTGGTCGTGATGCCGGTGGTGGTGGTGTTCCCGGTCTTGCCGAAGCGCTCGTTGACCTCGCCGCGGATGTTGGCGATCTCAGCGAGGGCCTTCAGCTCCGAGTCGGGGCTGAACCCATCGTTCTGGTTCACGTGATCTCCCGCGAGTAGGGGATCTGCCGTCCGGCCATCACTCGCACTCAGGCCGGTGCATGGGAGGTGGAGGTGTCAGCCGCTGCGCGCCTGACGGATCTGCTCGAACGCGGCACGGTCGCCGACCTGCTCCCGGAGGCGCGGGTCGTCGATGAGCTCCGCCGCCTTCGCGAGGACGTCGCCCTTGGACATGGCGTCCTCCGAGGACTGGCCGCGCATGATCGCTGCGAAGGGCGTGGCCGGTCCGCCGCCGCTCGGGCTCTTGGCGATCTTCGCCAGGGTCTCGTCCTGTGCCTTCGACCTCTCGTCGATGGCGGCGAGCCTTCCGATGATCGCGTCGAGCTTCTCGACGGGAACGGTGCCGGTGAGCGCCTCACGCATGATGCCGACGGGATCGGTGTCCGCCTTCGCCATCGGCGCCTCGGCGGCGATCGTCGCCGCGTCGGACACCGGGGCCTCGGCCTTGGTCATGCACTTCGCGTAGCCGAGCTTGAGGAACACGTCGTGCCCCTGGTCGATCAGCTTCGCGTCGGACTTGCTGTTGCGGGCCCCGGCCTTGGCGAGGGCGCTGAGCATCGAGCGCGGGGTGGCGCGCTTCGCCATCTTCTTCTTGGCCTTGGCGAGCCGCCGGTTCGCCTTGCGGAGCGCCTTGACCTTCTTCGCGAGGCGCTGCGCCTTGGTCAGCTTCTTCTTGGCCTCCTTCGGCGCGGTCTCGTCGGCCTCATCGCCGTCGGGCTCGCCCTCCGGGGCCTCGATGACGACCGTGGCGTGCTTCTCCGCCTTGGCCTTCTTGACCTTCTTGGCGCCGAACGGAGCCTTGGCGCCCGGGAACGGGGCCTCCGGCGCGGCCTCCGCCTTGGCGAGCAGCTCGCGGGCGGCGTCGATCGCCACCTGGCGGTCGCTGCGGGACTCGTCGGTGGCCGGGGTCGGCTCGCCGAGCGGGCTGGTCGTACCAGCGTCCATGTCGGGCATGTCTGTCTCCTGTGCTCGCTTGGCGAGGACGTACTGCTTGGCGATCAGGGCGTTCGGGTTCGCGCCCCGGTTGACGAGGGAGAGCTCGTCCCAGACGAGCCGCGTGATCTTGCGGAACACGCGTCCGGCGATCGAGACGGGCGAGGTCGCGAGCTTCACGCCCCCGACAGAGACGGCCTTGTAGGTCCGGGAGAGGACCTTCCGAACGGCCACCGGATCGACGACGTGGAGGTCCGCCTCGATCCGGCGCGCGACGTCATCGAAGTGGAGCCGGAGGACGGTTCCCGCGTCCATCCGTTCCTCGTCGTGCATCTCGCCGAGGGTCGCCCACTTCATCATCGCGGGCGCCGCTGCCTTGGCCGCGTCGTAGTCGACGATCTCTCCCTGGCTGTCGGGCGTCTCGTCCGTCACGAGGCAGTGGACGAGCAGCGTGCCGTCGTCGAGCTTGGTGATGCGCTCGATCGGCGCGGTGAGGCGGAACGGGGCGTCGGGTGCGTCGATGGTCGTCATGCGGCCTTCTCCAGGTACTCGTCGTCATCGATCAGGCCGAGGATCCAGTCGTCATCGATCGCCTGGACGCGGGCGGCGGCCACGATGCGCTCGATCTCGTCGAAGTCCGGGCCGTACAGCGCCGCTCGCGTGACGGTCGGCCCGTAGGTCATGCCGCCCGCGGCGGACGTCGGTGCGACTGACCGGGCCCCGGCGACCGTCCCCGCTGCGACGGATGCACCGGCGACCGTGCCGCTGAACGCCTCGCCCTGCGCCCCGGCGGCCGTGCCTGCCGTCGTCGCGGTGCCGACCAGCGTCCCGTACCGCCCGGACTCCCCGGCGTCGGCCCCCGCAGCGGTGGCGGATCCCGTCGTGGACCCGACGCGTCCGCTCTGGCCGGTCTCGATGCCGGCGGCGATCGCGACGCCGATGCTGGTGCCGCTGCGGACGGTCTGTCCGGCCTCGACGCCGGCCGCGACGCTGGCGCCGGTCGTCGTGCCCTGCCCCGTCCGCGTGCCGGCATCCGTGCCGCTCGCGCTGGCTGAGCCGGCCACCGTGCCGAGACGAGCGGACGCCCCAGCCTCCGCGCCCGATGCCGTCGCGGTGCCGGCTGTGGTGCCCTTCGAGGTCCGCGTCCCGGCCTCGACGCCAGAGGCGGTGACGGTGCCGGACGCTGTGCCCCTGGCGCCCATCTTCCCGACTTCGATGCCGCCCGCCGTCGCCGCGCCCGTCTCACTGCCGCTGCGGATGCTCTTGCCGACCGGAGCGCCAGTGGCGGTTGCCGTTCCAGTCTCGCTGCCGCTGCGTGCGCTGGTTCCCGCTTCGGTGCCCGAGGCGGTGGCCGTCCCCGTGACCGTGCCAGTCCTGGCCGATGAGGGCGCGTTCGCCAGCGCCAGCAGCCGGCGGTCGTGCCACTTGGCGAACCCGTCCGTCTGGAGGGTCAGCGGGTAGCGCTCGAGGAGCGTGCGGTTGTTCGGCATCAGCCCATGCTCACGACGATCAGGTAGCCGTCGCCACCCTGCCCGCCCACGCCGCCGCCACCCGTGTTCGTCCCGCAGCCGCCGCCGCCGCCACCACCACCGGGGAAGCCGCCGTTACCGCCGGCCGCGCCCGCGGTGTTCGAGGTGATCGTGCCGCCGCCGCCGCCGCCGCCCGCGCCGCAGGTGACGCCGAGGACGCCGTCAGGCCCGTTGCCGCCGGCGGTCGGGGATGCGCCGTTGGTGCCGAGCGCGCCGCCCGTGTTCTGGACGTTCGTTCCGGACAGTCCGCCGCTGCCGCCGTTGACGAGGCCCGGTGTCGCAGTCGATCCGCTACCGCAACCGCCGCCCGAGCCGCCATAGAGGGAGCCCGACGCACCGCCCGTCGCGGACGGTGTCGTGTTGTGCCCGTTGCCGCCCGTACCGCCCCACTCGGCGGTCGACACGGTATTGGCGATCGAACCAACCGACCCCGAACCGCCCACGGCTGTCGCGGAGTTCTGTGCTCCAGGGAGCCCACCGAACGCCGCCGTGGTGGTACCGGTTGCCCCTGCCGAGCCCGTCCCGCCGCCGCCACCGCCCGAACCGGCGGCGGCTGTGATGGCGCCAAGCGCCCCGCCGCCGCCGCCATAGGCCGCGACATAGGGCGATGTCCCGGCGACCTGCGGACCGCCGAAGAACGTGTTGCCGCCGACGTTGCCGACGATGCCGACCGCGCCCGAGCCGCCTGTGGCCGGAGATGCGCCACCGATGCCTACGGAGATCGGCACGGTGCCCGGGAGCGCCGACGCGGGGATGAGCCGCGAGTTGCACGCCCCGCCGCCGCCGCCGGAGCCGCCCATGCGGATCACGGCGCCGGTCGTGCTGCCGCCCGAGCCGCCCGAGCCGCCAGCCCCCACCGCGTAGACGTAGACGAGCTTCGCCCATGACGGCTTGGACCAGATCGCGGACAGCGTCTGCTCACCCCATGGGCGGAACTCCTGCACGTCAACGAGCGGCAGGTTGGCGACGCCGGGGAGCACACCGGGCGGGAAGGACATCAGAAGTCGCCACCGTAGGCCGAGGCCGTCATGAGCTGCGACGAGGCCCACGAGGACGCGACGATGCTGTCGCCGGACTTCAGGATCAGGTTCGGGTAGGTGTGGCGGGACGAGTAGACCGAGACGGTCGTGGACGGCGTGACGACCGGCACCACGAAGGCGTCGATCATGTAGTAGTTCGAGCCGTTCTTGCGGAAGACGTTGATGACGCCCGCCACGGTCGTGCCGTTGCCCACCATCTCGATGCTGTTGACGACCGAGCCCGACGAGCCCGCGGTGAAGATCGTCACCGTGTTGGCCGGCGACGTGTAGGACGTGTCGGCGGTCGCGGAGATCGCCGCGCTGCCGTTGTTGGGAGTGGCCGCGAAGGCCGGGGCTGCTGCCATCGGTCAGCCCACCCGCCGGGCGGTACCGGTCACGGTTCCAGCCGCGCCCTTCCGGCCCGCGGCGCTACCGGTGGAGGTGCTCGTGCCTGTGATCATCCCGACACGCTCTCGGTGGCGGAGGTGATGCTGTAGGTGCCCTGGCCGCCGAAGGTCTCGGACGCGGACAGCGCGCGGGAGCCGTAGAACGTCCCGCCGGTCGCCAGCGACCAGTACCCGAGCCAGCCGATGGTGGTCCCGGCCGGGACGTCGAACACCGGCAGCGTGGCCGCCATCGCCACCGAGGACGTGGCGGGCGTGCCCCAGGTGATCGCCTTGCGGGCGTAGGCAGGCGTGCCGCCGGTCACCTCGCTCGTGCCGGTCGTGCCGGGGTCGGCGGTGTGCAGGGAGGCGTAGAGGGCCACGGCCACGAGCCCCGCCAGCTGCGCGTTGTGCCCTGCGTTGTTCAGACCGGCCATCGATTACTCCTCAGTGACTCGGGTGGGGCGGCCGGCGGCGTCGCGCTCGACGGTCTTGACCCGCGGGCGATGCATCTCCTCGCGGAGCGCGTCGAACGCCTTGGCGACCGGGGCGTTGTCCGTTGTGACGCGCACGATCGGAGCCGGGACATTGACGATGGGCGCCGGCTGGGCCGCGATCTTGACCAGCGGGGCCGGGACGTTCACGACCGGCGCGGCGACATTGACGATGGGCGCCGGCTGCGGGATCGCCATCGCGTCGGCCATCCGCGCGACGGCCCCAGCGAGGACCATGACGCCCTCGGCCTCGTTCGCGTCGGCCTTGGTGATCCGCTCCACGGCGTCGAGCGCCTGCTGCGCCCGATCGGCGCGAGTGGACACCGGCGCGGGCTCGTGGACGACCAGCGCGGAGGACTTGGCGAGGTCCGCGCCCAGGACGTCGAAGATGGCCCGGATGGCGGCCGGCGAGGCGGCGAAGGGCAGCGCCGCGGTGACCTGCTCGCGGAGAGAAGCCGGGATCGCGTCGGACTCGAAGCGCACGAGCGGCGACTGGCCGCGCTTGGCGGCACCGAGGCTCTTGCGCATCCAGCGGTCCAGATCGACGCGGGCATCGCCCTTCGCGACGCTCGCGGAGTCGTCCTGCATCGGGCCCATGACGAGCGCCCGGTACTCGGCCGGGACGTGGTGGCCGATGAACGCCGGGATGGCGTCCTTGCCTGCCTTCTCAGCCCCGAGCGTGCGATGGAAGCCGTCGGCGATGCGGTACTTGGGCTCCCCGAAGTCGGCGAGGACGATCGGATCCACGGACGCGCCCGCATCCACGATGCCGGCGATCTCGGCGACCTTCGTCTCGTTCCGGCCGCCCGGCCGGCGGGCCATGTTGATCTCGTCGAGCGGCACGCCGGGGTCGTACTCCCAGTCGATGTCCGGGTCGGTGACCCACGAGACGTCCTTGCCGGGGTAGGACCGCAGGAGGTAGCGGGAGACGACGCGAGAGAGGTCGCCCCGGAACTCCAGGTGCTTGCCGCCGAGCGCCTTGGCGACGCCGGAGGCCGTGTCGGTGGCCTTGCCGGGCACCGCGGACGGGATGGGCGGGTTGTCGCCACCGGGCGGGGGCTCGGGGGCCTCCTGCGACAGCGCCAGGACGGCCTGCATCGGCGGGTTCGTGCCGAGGTAGATGAGGTTCGACGGCTTGCCGGACGGGCCGATCGGGTCGAGGTCGCGGTCGAGGCGCGCCTCGTCGAGCCCGAGCGATCCGTTGCGGATGCGGATGTCCTCGGCCTCGGCCCGCTCCTTCGCGGCCTCGGTGTCCTCGAGCTCGGGGAAGATGATCTCGAGCTCGGGGCTGAAGTGGAGCCCGGTGATCCGGTCGATGATCGCCTTGAGGTGGAACGCGGCGGCACGGACGCCCTTGTTGGCCGCGGCGCCCTGCTCCTTGGCGACGCCCTTCCCGCCGAGCCCTGCGCCACCGGACGACCGGATGAAGCCCATCTCCATCGGGCTGCGGTTGAACGCCGCGCACCCGACGTGGAGCAGGAACTCCTCGCCCTCGGTCTTGGGCTCGAGGAACCCGTGCTCAAGGCCGGAGTTGGCGCCGCCGGGCATGAAGCGCAGCCGGGCGCGCTCCTTGGGCATCTTGAGCAGGGTGTCGTGGGCCTCCTGGAGCTCCGCGATCTGCGTCGCGGACCAATCCGGGGGCATCTTCCAGAAGTCGAAGGCCGTCGTGCCGTCCGCGAACAGCCGGTAGTCGAGCACCTGCCGCGCGAGGGCCCGCTGGGTCGTGAGCATGACCCACTCCATCGGCGGGTGGCCGTAGGGCGAGTCGGGACGGCCCCAGAAGGGCTCGTAGATCATGTGCGCCTGGTCGAACCAGACGTTCCGCTGGTCCGCCGGCAGCTCAAGGTCCGCCATGTAGTACGTCCACGGCAGCCCGCGGATGATCTGGCGATAGGCTGGCTGCGGGGGCTCGGGCGGCTCGCCGAGGTCGTCCACGAGCGGCGCGATCGTCGTCCCGTCGATGACCCGGACGCGCCGGAGGGTGCCGTCGCGGGCCCGCTCGAGGTAGAGGCACGCGGCGTCCGTCTCGTACATCTCCTGGAAGTAGCTGTGGACCCACGAGGACCACGAGCGGCGCTGGTCCGGGGTCATCCAGAAGCCCTCGACCTCGGCGCGGGTCGCCTCGAGGCGCTTCTTGCGCTCCTTGACGGCCGAGCGGTCCATGCCCGGCACGGCCTTGGGGCGGATCTCCCACCGGAGCTGGCGCAGGTCGTCGATGTTGCGCTGGATGCACAGCGCGGCGACGTCCCACGAGCGCGCCAGCCCGCGGAGAGCGCCGAACTGGATGTCCTCGTATGTCCGCGGGGTGAACGTGATGTTGAACCCCGGGACGTAGTCGAACATCCGCGGTTCGATCTTCTCCGGGTGCGTCGGGATCATCGGCACGCCCGGGCCGAGGTCCTCCCCCACGGTCCGCCGGGCGAGCTCGGCGAGGTCCGTCGTTCTCACGGCCTGGTACGCGGTCCCGTAGGACGGCGACGGCACGGGAGCGGGTGCAGCGCCGGGGACGGTCGTCACCACGGCGGACGTGGCCGCCTTGCCGAGCGTCACGGTGAGCGGGCCGAACTTCACGACGGCACCCCCTGGCGCGCGGTGGCTTCGGCCGCGAGCCGCTGGTAGTACGCGAGGATGCCGGGCGTGGCAGCCTGCTCCGGCTCGTGCGGTGCCACGAGACGGCCCAGGGCGATGATCGCCGCGGTCTGGCCGGTGATCCGCTCGGTGCTCCGCTCGTTCGACGGCTTGAGGTCGCCGGCGCCGTTCGTGTCCACGACCAGGTTGGCCGCCATCCAGCGCAGGATGGGGTTGCCGCCGTGGCGGATCCGCGGCGCGTCCTTCGTGCTGCCGCCGATGCGCGCCAGCCAGTCCTTCGTTGCGGCGCCGAGCCCGGTGAACGTCTGGCTGACGGGGACCATCGTCGTGAGCGAGCCCGCCGCGGTGACGAACTGCGTGGCGTTGAGCCGGACGAACGCGCACTCGGCGATCCGGTACCGCTCGGAGAGCTTGGTGAGGTCCGCCAGGACGGCGTCGTAGTCGGTGACGTCGCCCGGGGTGGCGGTGAGCCAGCCCTCGCGCACCCAGACGTCGTACGGCAGGTGATCCCGCCGGGAGCGGAGCTCGATGGTCGCCTGCGGGCACCAGAACCGCGCGAGCGCGTCCACCACGCCGTCCTGCTCGCGGAGCAGCACGAGCGAGGTCATGTCCGTCGTCGAGCTGACGTCGATCCCGCCGTAGACCGTGGCGCCGGCCGGGATCGCGGGGGCGGGCTCGCCGGCGTCCCAGCGGTCCATCTCCATCGCGGCGGAGCTCGCCTCGGTCCAGACGCAGAAGTTGAGCCGGGCGACGAGCGCGGCCTTGGCCGGCATGTCGCGCGCCTCCTGGACTTGCTCGCGGAGGTACCGCCGGGTCACCGTGGTGTCGAGCAGCGGGTTCGCCTTCGGCCACACGCGCTCGTCGGTCAGCCAGTCGTCGCCCTCGTCCAGCGCCGCGATGTACCCGAACCACGAGTCGTTGCGGACCGTGCCCTCGAGGACCGCGATCGAGTAGGTGTGGTGCTGCCAGCAGATCGAGTTGCGGTCGTACCCGGAGTTGGTGATCTCGACGATGAGGGCCGAGTCGTCGCCCTTGGTGCCGGCGCGCATCTTCTCCACGACCAGCGGCGTCTCGTGCTCGTGGATCTCGTCGACGAGCGCCATGTGGACGCGCTTCTGGTCGAGCGACCGCGCCTCGCTGGACACCGGGCGCATGTAGCTGTCCGTCGCCGGGACCGCGAGGTTGTGGGCGCCGATGTCGATCCGGCCGCGGAGCGTGGGGCTCGCCTCGACCATCCGCAGCGCGTCGTTCCAGAGGTAGTGCGCCTGGTCCCGCGTGACGCCGGCGGTGTAGACCTCGGCCGACCGCTTGCCGTCCGCCACGAGCCCGACGAGCCCGAGCGCCGCGGCCATCGGCGTCTTCCCGTTGCCCTTGCCCATCTCGACGTACGCGGTGCGGAACCGCCGCGCCCCGTCCGAGAGGTGCCAGCCGAACAGGCTGCCCACGATGAAGGCCTGCGCCGGCTCGAGCCGGAAGGGCTGGCCGGACGGGAGCGTCAGCTGGCCGATGAACGCGATGACGCGATCGGCCTCGTCCTGGTCCCACACGAGCCCGCGCTCGGCGGCCGTCTTGAGGTCGTCGAGGTGGCGGGCGCAGGCGAGGCGCACCAGCCGGCCCGCGACGATCTTCCCGGCCACCACGGCGCGGGCATAGGCGCGGACGGGATCGAGCGTCCCCGATCCCTTCGTCCGCTGAGGGCGAGTACCTCGTCCTGCCGTCCGCTCACTCGCACTCGTGGGCGGCAGGGTGCTCAGGCTCATCCGGTCCGCCTCCGCTTCGGTTCGAGCAGGGCGGCCATCGGGTCAGCCTTGGCGACGGGGGCGGCGGCGACGCGCGACCGGTCGGACGGGTTCATGCCGAACTTGCCGAGGGCCAGCAGGTAGCGCTTCCACGCGGCGTCCCGCTCGCGCCAGCCATCGGTCGCGTCGAGGTACTCGCCGAGCGCCGACACGGCCAGGGCGAGGGTGTCGAGGTCGGCCGCGGTCAGGACGCCGAGCGAGATGGCTTGCTGACCGATGCGCTCCCATGCCTCCTTCGCCCACGGGTTGGTCACGGGGAACGGGGGCTCGGGCAGGACGGTCAACGGCGCGACCTTGGGCTCGTTCGGGTTGAGCCGCTGCGGGTCATGAGCCGCCGAGCCGTTCAGGACCTTCAGGGCGGTCGGCGTGCGGGCGGTCACCGGGCACCCCCGATGTTCCCGACTGCGGGTGCGTGCGAAGTTCGACAGGCGGCCTCTTGCGCAGGACGCGAAAAGGCATTCCGCGAGGAGGCGTCGCCCGTCCGCCGGTTGCCGAACCCGCCATCCTCGCTCGCTGTCTTGCGGGCATGGCAGGCATGGCACAGCGAGCGCAGGTTGTCGTGCTCCTCGCTCCCGCCCTTGCGCCTGGCGACGATGTGGTCCACGTCCGTGGCTGCCACGTAGCGCCCGTGCGTCAGGCAGTCCCTGCACCACGGCTCCATCGCCAGGTGCTCGGCACGCAGCGCCCGCCAGCCTGCGCCGTAGCCCGGCTGGGGCAGGTCCCCGCTCCTGTCCCGGCGCACGCAACGGCAGCCGGTCAGGCGGCCGCAGGCGAGGCAGGCGGGACGAGGACGGATGGGCATCACGCGCCCTGGCTGACCTTGAGGACGTGGCCCGCGGCGGGGTCCGACCAGAGTGCGCCTGCGACGGCGGGGTCGGCGGTCGGGGCGTGTGGGATCAGCAGGCCGAAGGATGAGATCCCCGCGGTGGTAAGACCGAGCGTCGTCGTTCCGTCCTGCCAATCGAGGTAGACGCCTGTCGGGTTTGCCGAGACCGAGCCCTGAATGTTCCCGTCCCCGTCCCATGTCTCCATCTGGACGTTCGCCGTGGTCATGGACATCCGCTCGGCGACGATCTTCGCGAGCAGTTGCCCGGTATCCGAGTAGACGACGATCGGGGCGGACTGCCATGTGCTCACGCCGCGGACGTTCTGCGCGAACGGTGGCCCGAACGACGTGTCGATCCAGACGGCCCCCGGCACGACGAGCGCCGCGAGCGCCGGGACGGTCGTCGGGTCGGTGTCGCTCACGAAGAACGGCACGCCGCCGATGACGCCGACGTCGGATGGCTGCCCGGCGGTGCTCGTGGGCGTCACCGTGTCCCCTGCGCTGTGGGACGCCGGGGACGTGAGGTTGGCGCCGCGCAGCACCGACCACGCGAGGCCGCCGGGGTTGGCGACGTACATCGCCTCGGCGCCGACCATGATGAGTTGCGGCGGCTGGCCGGAGCCGAGCGCCAGCGGCTCGGAGACGAAGATCGTCGGATCGGACGTGCCGACGTCGGCGGTCAGGGTGATGGCCATCGCTCAGGACTCCTTCGTGGCTGTGTTCTGCGAGCGCCACGAGCCATCGAAGTCGTGGACGCCGGTTAGGACGCGCATCACGGACGTGTCCGCATCTACGCCGCAGAGGCGACAGCGTGGGGACGGACCGCCCTTCTTTGACGCCACGATCTGGTCCCACGGGTAGACGCACCGATGCAACGGGTCCACGTTCGGCTCGTCATACCCCCGCAGCCGGTCGGAGACGACGATGGCCGCCAGGATCTCGTCTCGGGCACGCTGGACCGTGCGGGCGACGTAGCGGCGCGTCACCGGCGCTCGGTCGGCCTTGGACGGGTGATGCTGGCGGCCCATGTCGCTTCGCTCAGGCCGCGGTGAAGGTCGGGACGCCCACGGCGACCGGCACGAGGTCGGCGCGCTCGAACGTGTCGGTGCCGGACAGGCCGGCCGGGTCCGTGGCGGTCACGTCGAACGTGCCGGGCGTGCTCGTGAACGTCGCCGTGCCGTCCGCGTTGATCGTGCCGACCGACGGGTCGATCGTCGAGGTGAACGTGTACGTGTCGGGGACCGCGAGGCCCTCGGCGTTGGTGCTGGTGTCGGCGAACGTGCCGGCGGGGACGGACAGCGGGATCGAGGTCACTGGGGTGCTCCTTCGGTGAAGGTCGGGACGCCGACCGAGGTGGGGATGGAGTCGTCTTCGACGAGCGTCCGCAGGTGCTCGATCGCGGCTGACAGGGCCTTCAGCTGGAGGTCCGTGCTGGCCTGGTTGGACACGGCGAGCTCGGCCGCGTTGTCCTGACCCGTGAGGACCTCGTGGAGGGCTTCGAAGATGGCGCGGAGCAGGCCGATCATGCGCGGCCCCTCAGAAGATGAACGAGGCGACGAAGCACGCCAGCCCGAGGTCAACGAGGTTGAACCCGAGCTTGTCACCGACGCCGAAGGCGCTGACCAGAAACAGGACGAGCGAGACGATGAGGAACAGGAGGCTCAGGCCGCCTGCCCGGAGCGAGATGGCGTTGCTGGTGGTCACAGTGACCTCCGAAGGTGGAGCGACCGTCGGCACGGGTGCCGGAGCGGAAGGGGACGGCTGGGGGCCGGTCACGAGGGCTGGCTCCCGGTGGGAACCGGCGTCACCGGGCCCGACAGTGCGTTCCCGGTCTTGAGCGCGGCCACGGTGTTGGGGCTCGTCACCTGCGAGCGAGTGATCTCGCCACCGAGCAGGGTGATCAGCGCACCGACCGCGCCGAGGATCGCCTCGGACTGGCCGGTCGTGATCTGCACCCCGAAGGCGACAAGCAGCACGAGGACAGCCGCCACGAAGGCGACGATGCGGGCTGGCGACTTGGACCAGAGGTCGAGCAGGGCAGCCATGGACGTTCCTCCTCAGGACTCCGTGACGACGGCGGGCGGCGCATCGGCCACCCAGATGCCGGACAGCGGGCGGATCAGGATCCGGACGACCATCGCCGAGCCGTGATCCTTGCCCGCCTTCTTGACGGGGGCGGAGCACGGGCCGTCGAACGCCACGGCGACCTTGCGCGGCGACCACGCAGCGATCTGCCCGGTGGGCGTGAGCGTCGCCTGCTGCACCGTCGAGCCGGCGGGGATGTGGATGCGCCACGACGCGGGCTTGGGCGCCGGCGCCGCCGGGTGCAGGATCGCGATCGCCCGGGCGATGATCGACGCCAGGCGCTGCTCGCGGACGGACGGCGGGAAGGCGCAGTTGTTGCGGGTGACGCTGTTCCAGTCGGCGTGCGTCGTGACCGTGCTGCGGTTGATCGGCAGGCCTGTGGCCTTGGCATCGGCCGCGACGAACTGCGCGAGCTGCTCGAGCTGCGCGCCGGTCAGCGGGTGGGCGCCATCCCCGACGCACTCGACCTCGCGCCAGACGATCTTGTTGGGGTTGACGTGGGCCACGACGGCGGCCTTGACGGTGGGGATCGTCAGGTTGGGCGCCTGCACGTCGCCGTTGGACCACGCGGCGAACTTGGCCGGGTCCAGCGCCTCGAGGCCTGAGCCGTCGACGTCGAGGTAGTCGTGGGCGGAGGGACCGCCGGATCCCGGGCGGTTGGCGTAGTGCACCTGGTTGGCGGCGCTCGCCATGTTGGCCGTGATGTGGGCGCAGAGCAGGACGGTCGGCTTGAGCTCGCGCGGCCAGCACGCGCCGTTGGTCAGGGGACTGGGAGTGATGGTCATGGCACGAGCACCTTTATCACGATCGCCACGGCTGCCGAGATGAGGATCGAGGTGAGCGCGACGGCGATCCCGATCGTCCATTGCTGGCGGGCCCGTGACGCGTCGTCGCGGCGCTGCTGCTCGGCGTGGGCGAGAGCCAGCGCATTGTCCGCGGCCTCGCGGGTGATGCGAGCCTGGTCGATGACATTGACGCGGCCCGTGATCGCGTCGAGCAGGCCGGAGAGAACCTTGAGATCGCCTGTGAGGTCACTCGCCAGTGCGCGGTGCTCGGCGTCGAAGGTCGCACGGGTGAGGAACGTCTCGCGGAGGTCGGCGAGCGTCTTGCGCCACTCGTTCGCGTCGGCCTTGTACTCACGAAGCGCGGCAGCGAGGTCAGCATGGGTCGTCTTGTGCGCTTCCCAGCGCTGGGCGTCGAGCTCCACTTGCCCGAGCAGCCGTTGATCCACCACGGCCGCACTCGCCTCCGTCGCTTCGGCGTTCGACCGCGCCACCCGGGTAAGGCCGCGGCGGACGCCGGATGGGGTGACGAGCTGCTTGCGTCCCAATCGTCATCGCGCCCTGGGAGGCACGAGCCCCGCCGGGAGGGTCAGGCGGGGCTCAGGTGCGTCCGACAGTCCGCCCATGGTCAACCCGGCGGACGACGACGCGTGTGCCACGTCGCAATGCTCGCGGCTGCGGCGATCGCTGGCGACCCTGCAATATGACCGGGTGCCGTTCGGCCCCCCGGCCGCCTCGGCGACGCGGTACGCCAGCCGCTCCATCAGCGCACCGCGACCAGGCGCGCCCGGACGACGATCGCCACAGCGGCCGCGGTCGTCTGCACACCGAGCTTGGTCCGGGCGCTGGCGCGATAGCTGCGCACGGTCGCCTCGGCGATCCCGAGCCGGAGCGCGATCTCGCGCTGCCCGAGGTCGTCGGCGAGGAGGACGATGACCTCCTCCTCGCGGGGGCTCAGGCGGTCGCAGAGCGGCGTCACGCGCCGGCCACCGACACGCGGCAGAGTCCGATCGACAGCGGCCCGCACACCGCGCGGAACGTCGCCCTATCCAAGTCCACGAGCCTATGGGTCCAGACGGCCGGGCCATATCCAACCGAACGGCCGCAGGCTTTGCCAACGGGGCCGGTGACGCAGATCCACGTCCCCCGCGGGAGCCGGGAGACGACGCCCGACCAGCCGTAGCCCCAGCTCGCCGTGCCGTGTAGGGCCGTTCCTCGCGGGGTAGGTGCCGGCGTGGACGACGCAATGCGGGCCACAGGCGTCGGTGACGTCGTGACCGCCGGCTGGACGGACGGAGCTGGGGTGCCATGCCCATCCGCCGCGGGACGCCGAGGCTGCGCCTGGAGGGCACCCTTCGGCGCATGAGTCGGCGCCCCGGTCCGCCCCTCTGCCGCAGGTACCGCCGGGAACGGCACGAACGACAGCGGAGCGGGCCGGGAGGTCGCAGCAGAGCGGACGCTAGCGCCTGCGACGAACCCTGCGATGAGGGCGAGGACGATCGCGACGGCGGCGGCACGGCGGGTCATGGTCGAAGGCACCAAGACACGAGGCGGCCATCCTCGATCCACATCCGGGCACGGTGGACGTGTTCCATGCAGAGCAGGAGATCATCGCCTCGATAGGTCTTGGCGGGTCGCATCGCGACGGACGGACGGTTGCACTTCGACGCCGAGCACACGCCGCCATAGGCGACGGATGAAACGATCCATCCTCCCGCCTCCGGCTCCACGCGCCACGTCTCGCCCTCACGGGTCCAGTCGGGGACCGGAAGCCGGGTCGTCGTGCGCGTCACGGCCAGCCCCAGAGGTGGCCCGCGATGCAGATGGCCGCGATGGCGAGCGCGGCGACGATGAGCACGCCGAGGGCCTGCCAGAGGTCGTCGTGGCGGGTCACGACGCCACCCGGATCGACGCACAGCAGGCGTCGCGGCACTCAGCGAACCAGATCCTGACCGGGATGCCCCTCTCGTCCCGTTCGATGCCCGTCCGCCAGCCGGGACGCCAGTGTGCCTTGCGGTAGGCCAGTTCCCCCTCGCGTGAGGGAAGCGCGGGCAACGGCTCACGGGTGACGGGATCGACGAGCCACATGCTCACGGCGCCACCTCGCCAGGCACGACAAGCCAGCCCTTGACGATGAACGCCTCCGCCGCGGTCTCGACGCCGAGCGCACGGTAGGCGAGGTACAGGTGGTTCTTGACGGTGTTCTCGCTGATCCCCATCTTCACGGCGATCTCCTTGGCCTCGAGACCCCTGCCGAGCCATTCCAGGGCCTCGGCCTCGCGGGGCGTCAGGCCGTGCTCGTCGCGGTTGCGGGGGGCCATCACGACTCCCCGAGCAGTTCGATCAGCACGTCCGCGTGGCACGGCTGGCCATCCAGCGGGCACCAGCAGGCGAGGTCGTGGCCGCGGAGGGGTTCGAGCCAGTCGGGATATCGCTCGACCATCTTCTCGGCCCACTGTCGGAACCACGCCACGGCCTGCGCGGCAGACTCGCAGCGCTCGGCGACGACGGGCGGCTCGTTCCGGGGCTCCGATACCGTCCGAAGGGGGAAGGGCATTGAGCCGGTGTAGGCCACGTCACCGACGCGATAGAAGTTGCCGAACTGAGATGGCCGGCCGACGTAGATCGCACCCTCGGGCATCCGCCAGCCCTTGGTCCGCTGGCGCTGGATGCGCTTCACAGCCGCACCCGGAAGGCGATGCCGCGGCGGTGCGCTTCCCGGCGCGAGCGCCAGATGAACCGGAGGAGGGCGATCACGACGCGGCCAGCCGATCGAGGGCGGCGAGGACGGCCGAACGGTCCACGGCCACGCGGTCCTCGCCCGGTCCGAAGTCACCATTGGCTCCCACCCTTGAGGCGAACCACTGAACACGGGGCCATGTGTCGAGGCGTTCCACCTCGCGCCGCACGTCTGCGAGGGCCGTCGCTCGGGCTTCGGCTTCGATGACCGACTGGACGCTGCGGTACTCGTGATGGGCATCGTCGTGGCCGTTCGGGCAGGGGATGGGCTCGTGCCGATGGTTGTCAATGCCCCCCCGCCCACCCCAGCACGTCTCAACGGCGCAACCGTCGAGATGCTTCCCGACGTAGCCGCTCACGGCGTCGTCTCCTCTCGGGGAGCCGGGGAGTCCCAAGCGGGCGTCTGCCGCGTCTGCGTCTTGCCGGTCAGCCATGCGTCGTCGTCGGCCGTGGTCGTCTGCTGCGCGGCGGGTCGGGGAGCCGGGGAGGCGTCCAGCGCGGCGCGGTCGATGATGTCGAGGACGCAGCCGAGGCACAGGCTGAACGAGTGCAGTTCGTTCGACGCCGCGTAACTCGGCTTGTTGGCGCTCTCGATGATCTGCGCCCGCAACGTTGCCCGGTCGATGGCTGGGGTGGGTGCAGCCGCGAGCCAGCCGTGATCCCGCGAATACTCCGGGCCTTGGACGTGGAAGCGACGCCAGACGCCGCAGCGGGAGCACGGCTCGTCGTCCACGATGACTGGGGTGGGCGCAGCCGCGAGGGCGACTGCGGCCGTGCGGATGGCCTCGTTCATCTGGAGGTGAAAGAACGACTCGGGCATCATCCCCGGCGGAACCGACGACCCGAGATGGGCGATGTGGTCCAGCGCCTCGCGCAGTTGGTCACTCATTCGGTCGTCTCCTCTCGGGGAGCCGGGGAGACCTCGCTTGTCTTGACGAGGAGGTCGTAGAAGTCGCGGCGGTCATGCTCCTCGGGCACGCGCCATCCCGGTCGCCAGACCATTTCGGCGAACGGAACCCGAACGCGGACCATCTCGCCCCGGTTGGTCGGGAACGGGCGTCGGATCACTTCCATCCGAGCGCCGCGGCGGATGGAGAACACGCGGTGCCGCAGGACGTCCGACTGCCACGGGCGAACCTCGGTCGGGGCCATCAGCGTATCGCCGGGGTTCATGCGTTCTCCTCTCGGGGAGCCGGGGAGGCGTCCAGCGCGGCGAGGAGTTCAGCGAGTCGGTCGGCGTAGCGACGTTCGGCCTCCTCGGGCGGCCAGCCTTCGATGGTCACGGGCAGCGGGTCCATGCGGCCGTCCTGATACCAGTCCCGAGTGGCGTACGGCATCAGGGCGTTTCGCTCGGTCAGGAGGATGCGGTCATCGGCCTCGCGGACGGAGGCGGGCAGGTCGGGGCTCGTGCCGAACCGCGCCGCGATGGCGACGGCCACCCATGTCTCGATGGCCCGATAGCCCGCGAGTGACCGTTTCAGGGGCCGGGGCACGTCCACGACGTACGCCTCTGTCGCGTCGTGCAGCAGAGCCGCCAAGGCATCCTCGGGCGGGACCCAGAGGGACATCAGGACGCAGTGCTCGGCGACGCTATAGAACCGCTCGACGTGTCCGCCATACCGGCAGAGCAGGGACAGGGCGTGCGCGATGTCCCGCGGATCGATGTCCTCGGGGCGCGGGTCGAGCGGGTAGAACCGACCGCCGCGGAACGTCGCCATCCAGTCGCCGCGCTCCCGGTCGATGGCTGGGGTGGGCGCAGCCGCGATGGCGGAGCGCTCGGCGTCGAGGGTGGCGGTGACGGAGACGCCGAGCCAATACGAATGCGCCCACTCCTCGCAGTCCGGCTGCCACTCGTTCTCGGGGCTGTGGATGCAGACGCCGAGTTCGCCACTGGAGACGTCATGGAACCGCGCGGCGAGGCGAACCTCCTCCGGCGTCAGGGGCGTGGTGTCCGGAGCGGTCATCGGGGCGTCCAGCGCGGCGAACCCTCGGCACCGCTTCGACTGACAGTCGAGGCACGGCCAGCCCACCACATCGTCCACGTCCCGGTTGGTGTGGTGGTCGCGTCGGTGGCCGCAAGTGCAGGTGTCGGCGGGATCGAGTTGCGGCACGGTGGGCGTGGTGATGAACGGCTCGCCGCGAAGCGCGTTGTCGAGGGCGATGTGCGCGGCAATCGGGTCCGGTGCGCTATAGCCGGTGAATGCCGACCCGTTGGTCAGGGCTCGATCCGCCGCGTCGATCCACCGCCGGTCGATGGCTGGGGTGGGTGCAGCCGCGAGGGCGACGGCTTCGTTCTGGGCCACGAAATCCAGAGCCGCGAGGGCGTCCGCGGCCAGATCGGGCCACGAGTCGCCCGACGACCGGACGGAGCCTCGGGAGAGCCGGTTGGCCCGCTCGCGCAGGGGTGCTCGGCGAAGGTCCATCACAAGCCCCACACGAGCCGCGCCCACAGGGCCACGATGACGATGGGGTAGAGGACGATGCCCACGGCCGCGACGATCCGGGCGAACCACAGGCGCCACGGGTGGGGGTCGACGGGTCGGAAGCCGTACCCGTCGCAATGGGGGCACATGCCGTCGGCGAGGTCGCGGCGGTCAGTCATCGTCGCCCTCCATGTCCGAGGTCGGCTCCGCCTCGTCAGGAGCCATGTCGAAGACCTCGCCGACAGGCGAGAGGAAGGGGATGGAGTACAGGCGGTTGGCGTCGGGATCGCGGGTGACGACGTAGACCGTCCCCTCGACGATGATGCGGTCGCCCACCTCGACGCTCGGCATGGGTCGGACTCCTGCACGAGCCTCGATGCCCGCCCTCTCGGGCGACTCGCGGATCACGCGGTGGTACGCACCCCAAGCCCTGTCGATGGTCTCCATCGAGTAGTGGCCGGCCCAGTCGATCGTGTACTCCTGCTGGTCCGTGGCCTTCTTACCCATTGCCCGTGTCCTCCTCTGTGTGCGTGGTGGCGTGGGGAGACAGGTGCGGATGTAGGTCGTCTCCTCTCGGGGAGCCGGGGAGAGCGCGGCGAGGATGCGATCAGCCTTCCGCGTCCAAGGGGCGATGCCGGGAGTTCCGAACGCGCCGATGTAGTCCTCCCACGTCGGCCAGTCGCCGGGCCGCTCCGACTCGAACACCGCCCGTGCCAGCCGCTCCCGGTCGATGGCTGGGGTGGGCGCAGCCGCGAGGGCGGCACGGAGAAAGCGCAAGAGGTCCGCTTCGAGCGCCAGCACGTCGGGGTAGGTCTTGGGATAGGCGCTCCCGACATCGAGCGCGAAGTCATAGGCCAGCCGTTCGGGTGACCCGAGCGGCGCGGTCGCGTGTGGATCTTCCGTGAATGGCTGCGGCTTCGTCTCGGGCGTCGGGTAGGCGTGATCCCCGGCGTGGCCGTCGTTGCGAAAGCAGGCGAGGTCGGCCATGCAGGGCGGGTTGGGTTCGTACGGCATTACCCGGGCTCCTTCGCCTTGGCACTCTCGAAGTCGTCGAGCGCGGTCGTGGCTGTCCGAAGATCACGTAGCGCCTCGCCCGCTTCCGGCCCCCAGAAGGTCAGGTCCGTCCCAGTCCAGTTGTCATCCTGCGGGAACCACATCCCGTCCACGTCCCGGGCCGCGTGGATGACCGCCTCCCGCAGCCCCGCGAGGTCGCTGTCGGGGAGGGGCGCTCGGGCGGCGTCGAGGGTGGCGCGATCCAGAAGCGTCTCGGCGCAAGCACAGCAGAGGCCACCGTGGGGCTTCGGCAGGCGCACATGCTTGCCGCAACGGGCACACGTCAGGGACGTGGGTTCGGTCATCGGGGCCACCTCGTGATCAGCAGGACGATCGCCACCAGCACGAGGGCCGCAGCCAGCAGCCAGGCGCCGACGGGGGTGACGTGGGCGGGTTCGGCGCGGTCGGGGATGAACTCATGACCGCCATCGGGCAGGTGACGGAGGATGCCGGCGCCGAGCAGCTCAGAGCGGCATTCGAGGCACCATGCCCGCGGCCCCTCGGAGGCGAGCGCCAGGCGAACGCGCTCCGCGCCGTCTTCGTGCCAACCGTTACCCAACCCTTCGTCACAGGTGACGCAGTAGCGGTCCAGCGGCACGCCGTGGTCGCAGGACACCGCGACTTCGGTGAGGTTGTCGCTTCTCATCGGGTCCCCTCCAATGGCTGGCCGTAGGTTTCGATGGACTCCCGCTGGCACACGGCGCACTCCGAGGCCAGGGAGGCGATGACGGTGAGCAGGCGCGGGCGCCACGTCTTGCCGGCGTTCGTCTTGAGCTGGTGGTGCCAGGAGCAGAGCTGCGCGGCGTTGGTCGCGATGCTGTCGCTCTTCATGCCCACGCCGTGACTCGCGCGAACGTGGTCGAGCTCGGCGGAGCCGGCACAGGCGCCGAGCATTCCCGCGAGGTGGCCGATGCACCCGTGCTGATGGCCGTTGACGTGCTCCCGGACATCGAGGGGCCAGACCGTGCCTCGGGACTTGGCGATGGGGGCGTAGCGACGGAGCGTCACGGCCGCAGCTCCTTGGATCGCTTGGCGCACGCCTCACGGTCGGCGCAGCGGTGCTCGTGGGCGTAGTCGGGGCCGGTGTACGTCCGTCCCTCGTGGCGGGCTTCTCGGGCGAGGTTGACCAGGGACATGCGGACGGTGGGGTTGCGGTCGCCGCAGCGGTCACAGGTCTTCACGAGCCACCACCCATGACGGACGGCAGACCCACTAGCCTCCGGAACTCCGTCGTCTCTCCGTCGTCGTCCTCATCCGCGCGCGGCGGCGCGCCCCCATTCAAACCCCTTCCCTTCCCTTCCCTTCCCGTGCTGGTACCACCGGGCGCCCCGTGGTCCCCTGTGGTACCCCGTGGTGCGAGGTCGCGGAGGCAGGCCTCATGTGCTTTCCGGTTCTGGTAGCTGGGCTTCGGGCACGCCTGATGGCGCGGCAGGGACGGCACCAGGACGTGCTTCCCGCAGTCGAGCAACCGCGCGTGATCGGTCCCGAGCGTCTCTAGGAAGGCGGGGAGGCGCTTCACCCGCCACGCCTGCGACCGGAAGGGGTAGAGCTCGGCGCCCACCCGCGTGAGGTCCCATGAGATGTAGCCCGCGTCGTCCGCGAGCATCCACAGGCCGATGTAGAACTCGCGCACGTCGGCGGTCAGCCGGGTGTGCAGGTCGGCGTCCGTCCAGTACGGCGGGCGGATCATGCGGACTCTCATGCCGCCACCCGGGGCGCGTAGGGCTTGCCCTCAGCCGCCCGCTGTGCCGCGTAGGACGCCCGTCGCTTGGCGCAGATGTCCTCGCGCCGGTTCAGGTACCAGCGGTGCCGGTACTCGCCGAGGATGCCGTACTGCCGCAGGACGGAGCGCATGTCGGTCACGCCCTGGCGGTCCAGCTCGCGCTTCTCGGGGTCCTGTCGACGGCGGGCCTGAGCGACGCGCTTGTATTCGACGACACAGGCCCGGCAGATGCGGAAGGCTGCGCGGCTCACCTGCCAGCACTCGGGGTCGATGGGCCACCACTCGCGGCAGGCCTCGCACTTGCCCTCGAAGCCGGAGTCGGCCCGGTAGCGCACGTCTCTCATGCCACGTCGAGTCCGAGGGTCATCACGTTGGACGCGCGCCCGATGTTCCGAACTGCCGCATCGAAGTACGACCGCTTGAGCTCGCAGCCGACGAACCGGCGCCCGTTCTGAACGGCCACGTAGCCCGTGGTCCCGATGCCCGCGAAGGGATCGAGGATCAGGTCGCCGGCGTTGCTCCACAGGAGCACGCAGCGGCGCACCGTCTCCAGCTGGAGCGCGGCGATGTGGCGCTCGTCCCGGTCGTCGCGGGCCTCGGCCGCGTTGAGCGTGGCGCTCTCGCGGATGCCGTACCAGATCGGCCGGGCCCATTCGATCCAGTCGTCGTTGGACACTTCGTCGGACCGGATCGGCTCGGCGTTCTCGCCCGGCTTGCGGAAGGCGACGATGTAGTCGGCCAGCGCCGGCCGGAGCCAGCCGCGGTCGCGGTCCTTCTGGACGAACAGGAGCCCCTTCGACTTGGTGCGGATTGCCTGCGCCTGGGGGTCCTTGTCGATCGTCACCTCGCCGTGGAACGTCCAGCCCTCACCCACGAACCCGCGGATGATGTCGCCCCGGAAGTCCCGGATGCCGGTCACCCCGTCGCGGGCGACGGTCGTCGGGATCGCCATGCAGTGGACGGCGATGTTCCGGCCCGGGCGCGTCACCCTCAGGAGCTCGCGCACGAGGAAGCGGAAGTGTGTCCAGAACTGCTCGGTATTGGCGCTGTTGCCGAGGTCCCGGTCGCTCGGGCTGTAGGTGAACAGGGACTCAAACGGCGGGCTGAACACGGCGAGATCCACCGATGAGTCGTCGAGCTCGCGCAGCCGTTCGATCGAGTCGCCGAGCATCATCGTCCACTCGGGACGGGAGACGGTCGTCGTCTCGTACGGGAACGCCTCCTCTTCCTCCAGCAGTTCCTCACGCTCGAACCCGGAGACGTGATCGATGAGCCGTTGCTGCATCCGCAGCGCCTCGCGCTCCTTGCCCATCACGTTCTCGTAGATCGCCGCCTCGGCATCGGAAAGGACCACGACCGCCTCCACCTCCTGCGCCTGGCCGAACCGCCAGCAGCGCCGGATGCTCTGGTAGTAGGACTCCCACGAGTCGGACAGGCCGACGAAGGCCATCCGGTGCGCGTTCTGGAAGTTCATGCCGAACCCGGCGATGGATGGCTTCGTGACGAGCACGCGATATGCGCCGTCCTGGAAGGCCTCCAGCACCTCGGCCTTGTGCTCGGGCGACTGCGACCCTTCGACCAGCACGGCGCCCGGGATCGAGCGCATCAGCGCCTCGCCTTCGGCGTTCAGGCCGTGCCAGACGATCCACTGGTCCGGGCTCGCGTTGACGAACTCGGCCGCTCGGGCGACCCGCGCGTCGATGGTGTTCTTGCGCACCTGCGCGCGGTCCGTCACGCCCTTGAGCCCCGCGAAGAACAGCTGGCCCTCGGGGACGTAGGTCGCCTCCACGAACTCCGGGCGGATGGTCAGGGCCGGGAGCGCGAACCCGTCATCCTCATAGCCGAGGTCGGACGGCTTGCGGACAGCCATGCCCCACGACGCGAGCCAGCGAAAGAAGGCTTCGGCCGCGTGGCCCTTGAGCCGCCAGCCCTCGCGCGCCCCGCCCGTCTCGGCCGTGCCATTGGAGTCATGGACAAAGAACGCGGACAGCATCTCGTGCTGGGGCATCACGCCCAGGAACTCGGAATGGTTGCCGATCTCCGCGATGTCATTCGGGGCGGGTGTCGCGGTGCAGCACAGCCGGTAGGGCGTGGCCGCGAACATCTCCGTCAGGAGTCGCCGCGTCTTGCCGTCGAGCGCCTTGAGGATGCTGGACTCGTCCAGCACGACCGCGCCGTAGTCGGCCGGGTCGAAGTGCTCGATCATCTCGTAGTTCGTGATCGAGATGCCGTCGAGAAGCTCGCCGCGCGTGTAGGTCACGGTCACGCCGAGCTTCGCCGCCTCGCGGGCCGTCTGGCGCGCCACGGACAGCGGCGCCACGATCAGCGTCCGCTCGCCGATGAGCCGCGCCCATTCGATCTGCATGAACGTCTTGCCCAGTCCGGTGTCCGCGAAGATCGCGGCCCGGCCCTTGCGGACGGCCCAGCGCACGAGGTCGCGCTGGAACGGGAACAGGATCGGATTGACGGCCTCGGCCTCGACGTGGGGGCCGTGCGCCGCGACGACGATGCGCTTGCTCTCGAGGAACGCCGCGTAGTCGCTCATGCCGTCACCTCCCGCCCACGCACAGCCGTCAGCCGTCGCGCCTCCCGGGCCTCGCGCCACGCCTCGCGCAGCAGTTCCTGTCCGGCCTCGGAGCCCATGAGGCGCGCATAGTCCGGGAGCGGCTCCAGGCGTCGCACGGCAGCGGCTGCCGACTCGCCGGGATGACGGAGGGGCGTCACGGCCGCAGCCCGACGATGCGCACCACGGGCGGGTCATGGTCGTCGCAGTGGTAGACGGCCTGCTGGTCGTACGGGGTGAGGCCGTCGTACACCCAGCGGTGCCGGTGCATGACCTCTTGGACGATTGAGACGCCCGGCCCAGCGGTGGTCGGCACGGGGCGGCTATGGAGCGTGCACCCCGCACGTCCGGCCGTCGTCGCGCAGTCGGGACAACCTGTGATGGGCGCATTGTCGATGTTGAAGACGGTCATCGCACGCGCCTCGCCTGCGGGTTGCGCTGGCGGACGTCACGCCGGCTGCCGGGCTTGGGGGGCTCGAAGCGATCAGCGATGGCGCCCCCGATGGCGAGGACGCCGCAGAGCAGGCCGATGGCGGCGATGAGGAGCAGGAGGTCGCTCACGACGCGCCGCCGAGGATCTCGCCCGTCTCCGGGTCAACACGTCTGGCGGCCTTGACCGGCATGACGATCTCGGTGAACCGGCCGGACAGGAAGACGAAGGGTCCGTCCGATCCCTTTCCGGACCAGGCCTGACTGATCAGCCCGCCGCCGTCCGGATCGGCCGCACCGCCGAACTTCGCGGCCTCGGAGAGGTACTGTGGGTTGAAGGTGGCGATGTGCTCAGGGGCCGCCGGGATGAGGAGCGCGGTGTTCGGGTACAGGCCGTCGATGACGCGCAGCGGTAGGCGGGCAATGGGCGTCTCGTCGTTGACGAACGCGTCCAGCCGGCGCGGACTGGCGCCATCGAGGCCCTTCACCCCGAGGGTCAGGACCACTCGCGCCGTGCACTCGTCGGTCCGAATGTCGGGGACGGACTTGAGCACGGCCACCAGCCGCTTGACGTCCTCGACCGCGGCCGGGACGGTGCCGCGCCAGTCCCCAGCTTCCTCGAGCTCAGCGTCCACGTCGCACATGGCGATGCGGTAGTTGTCGGAAGCGATCAGGCGCACCGCGTCCGCGGTCTCGCGCGGCTGGATGGCGACGGCTGCCAGGATCGGCCGGGCGTCGTCCGTTGCCGCCGCGTGGATCACCGCGACGAGGGCACGGAGAAGGTCCTGAGCCGGGATCGTGATGGACCCGACCGGCAGGTACGGCGTGGCGTCCTCCGGGAACAGGACGAGCGGCTCATCGTTCACGAAGCAGCCTCCTCTCCGCGCTCACGGCAGGTGCCGCAGACGCTCACCAACCGGCCGCCGAATTCGATGGTTGACTCGGCCTCTCGGCGGTGGCAGATGCCGCACTGATCGGCGAGGCGGAGGTACTCGGCGGCGAGCGCCACGGCCGTTGCGTGGTGCTGCTTGGCATAGCCGCAGGAATGCATCGCGGCCTGTCGCCGTCGTGGGCAGTTGACGGCGTGATATGCCCGTGCCAGCCGGTCACGGTCGATGGCGCTCATGCCGGCCACGATCCGTTCGCGCTCTTGTGCGGTCCGGTCGCGTGAGGGAGCAGCGTGCAGACGGCGCCTTCCATGAGCGTCCCCGGCGCAGCTACGGAGCCGCATTCCGGGTCGTCCTCGTCAGGGACGGCGCGCGACTCGGTAGCCGGGATGTCGAAGGTGGCGCCGTGGATCTTCTTCAAGCGCAGCACCTGGTACTCGATTGGCCGGTCGGTCCCCTTCGGCGTGAACTCCGCGCCCACCATCGTTCCCCAGCACGTCACGGTCTGGCCGATGAGGTCCGTGCCGAGCCCGCCGAGCGCCACGGCCATCGGGCCGAAAGCCTGCACCTTCTGCGTCTGGCGCCCGGACTTGAGCCGGAACCCGATCACAGGGCCGGTCGGGGTCGTGCGGGTTTCGAGGTCCTCGAGCCACGCCGAGCCGATGGCGACGGTGCCGATGAGGCTGCCGTCTGAATGGACCGCCGGTGCGGCTTCGGTCGTCTCCGTGGCTCCTGCGGCGGCTGGGGCCGTCTGAGCGCGTCCGCGCGCCGCGGGGGTTGCGCGGTTTCCAGCGGCGCGGTTGCCGTCGTCGTCCTCTTCGGCTGCGATGCCGAGCACGGCCTGGATGGCGTAGCGCCGGAGGTAGGTGATCGCCGAGCCGAGCTCCTGAATGCCCGGCGTCGCCGGGATCGCCATGCGCCCGGTGAGCGATGCCCCGGAGTCGTGCAGAAGCCGCGTCACGAGGATCGGCTGGCCGTCATCGTCGAGGATCTGCACGATGCACAACCCGTTGTCCGCGAGCGGCTTCCGCACCGCGGCGAGGATCGTGTCGAGCGGGGCGTAGGCGAACGAATACGAGCCGCCGGTCTTGGTTTGGACGGTGACGGTCTTGTCCCGCTTGATCGGGGGAAAGTCCATCTGCGCTTTCGCCAGCGCAGCGGCGAGTGGGCCGAGGTCGTCGTTCATGACTACCGATCTCCGTAGAGGGCGCGGCGCTCGTTCTCGGCCCAGTCGGCCAGCGCTAGGGGGATGTCCGGGAGGCCGTTGTCGTCGAGGTCGGCTTCCATCGCCTCGGCCATCTCGAGCATCCGGCAATCGAAGGCGGCGACAGTCGCGGCCCACTTCTGGGCCTCGGTCGGTTCCTCCGGCTCGGGCGTCAGGGCGATCATGCGAACCGTCCCGGAGCCAGCCGCTCGGCCCATGCGTACAGGTCCGGGTCGGTCACGCGGACGTGCTCGACGCGCTCGCTGGCGTCGGTGCAGACGCACCCGTTCCGCCGAAGGTCGGCGTCGCAGTGCGGGCCGTGGATCGGACCATCCGTGATCCCGAACGCTGCCCGGATGCGCTCTACCGCGCCCTGCGTGTGGGCGATGGCCGCCAGGAGCAGGACGGCATCGACGCCCGGCACGCGCTCGAGGTGCGAGGCGAGGACCGCGGCGTGCTGCTCGGCCGCGGAGATCAGCTGGTTCGCCTCGAGGAAGTCGAGGTCTACGGCGATGCGGGTCATGCCCCGGCCGCCTTCCGGGTGCGCTTGGCCTTCGGGGCGGGGATCGGTCCGGCCTTCGGCTGCCCGTTGATGTCCACCTCGCCAGCGACGGTGAACCGCGGCGCCTTGACCGTGCCGTCGTCGATGACCACGAGGCTCGCGACGGGCGCGGTGACCGCCACGAACCGCGTGGCGCCGCTGTTGTATCCGAGCGCCTGATGCGGGTGGGCGCAGGCGTGGAGGCCGTTCCCGCACGCCTTGGTGGGCTTCCAGTCCTTGGCCTCGACGGTGGTGCCCGGGACGTAGGCGATCCCCTTGCGCCGGGCGTTGTCGGTCGACCAGTCGTCGTCCACGGCCTTGTGCAGCGTGGCGATGCCGTCGACGACCGGGACGCCGTGGTACTCGCACCACGCCTCGGCTGTGTCGAGGTCGCCCGCGTCGATCTGCACGCCACCCGTGATCGTCGCGCCGCGCGAGCGGCGATGGACGGCCACGAACTTGGTAGCCCCGACCGTGGCCGAGCCGGAGGCCGTGACCGTGGCCGAGCCGTAGGCCGTGACCGTGGCCGAGCCGGAGGCCGTGACCGTGGCCGAGCCGGAGGCCGTGACCGTGGCCGAGCCGTAGGCCGTGACCGTGGCCGAGTCGTAGGCCCTGACCGTGGCCGAGTCGTAGGCCCTGACCGTGGCCGAGTCGGAGGCCCTGACCGTGGCCGAGTCGTAGGCCCTGACCGTGGCCGAGTCGTAGGCCCTGACCGTGGCCGAGCCGTAGGCCGTGACCGTGGCCGAGCCGGAGGCCGTGACCGTGGCCGAGTCGAAGGCCGTGACCGTGGCCGAGCCGGAGGCCGTGACCGTGGCCGAGTCGTAGGCCCTGACCGTGGCCGAGCCGTAGGCCGTGACCGTGGCCGAGTCGTAGGCCCTGACCGTGGCCGAGTCGTAGGCCCTGACCGTGGCCGAGTCGGAGGCCCTGACCGTGGCCGAGCCGTAGGCCCTGACCGTGGCCGAGCCG